CGCCCCCATCAATGCCCATTGCAACAAGGAGCTATGTAGGACCCGCAAATTTGGCGTAGGAGCAGCCGTGCAGGGTGCCTCCATAGCAAACCTCCGGAAATACGACAGTACGCCCCCTGTGTGGTTTATGGACGTTAACGGCGAGCCTCTGGAATTGGACACGGAGGGGCTGATGAGCCAGCTAGTATTCCAAAAAGCCTGCATGGAGCAACTTAATTTCATGCCCCGTTCGGTGCAGAAAGCCACCTGGGAGGGCCGGATCAGCACCCTTCTGAGCGACATGAAAGAGAACGAATCAGCCATAATGGAGGTCGCGCAGGATGCCAGCACCAGTGGACAGTTTTACGACTACTTGGAGGAGTTCTGCCGTTTCCTACAACAGGCGCAAGACAAAGAAGAGATCTTGCTCCGCCGCCCGTGGACCGATGAGGAGCAAAATGTCACGTTCTTTAGGTTGCGGGACTTTGAAGCCTTTCTCAAAAAGAACAAGTGGTTTGATTACAAATCGCATAAAATCGCGCAGCGGCTCCGTGACATAAATGGTTTTTCTACCGTCCTCAAGATAAAGGGCAGAGCCGTCCGGGTCTGGTCTATCCCAGCGTTTGACAGCGCCGACATTGAAATGAAAAAGCCAGAGTTCACTTCAGAAAGCGAGGCACCGTTCTAATGGAAGAAGAAGAAAGAGACGCCAAGATCTATCGATTATGGCACGAGGAAAAGATGACTTTTGCCGGAATTGGACGCCGTTACGGCCTGTCGCGGGAGCGTGTACGGCAAATCTGCATGAGAGAGCACGAAAAACGTGTTTAGGATCTTTGGGCCTCCCGGCACGGGAAAGACCACCACCCTTCTCAACATGGTGGACGACGCGCTGGAAGAGGGCACACGGCCCACGGATATTGCTTTTCTCGCGTTTACCAAGAAAGCGGCTACCGAAGCGAAGGAACGCGCCGCCGCCAGATTTAATCTCGACCCTGTGGAGGACCTCTGTAATTTCCGTACGCTGCACAGTCTCGCTCTCGCTATGTCCGACATCCGCAGTGAGCAGGTGATGCAGCCGAGCAACTATCTTGAACTGTCCCGAATAACCGGCGTTAACCTGACCAATAAGAAAACAGTTAGTTTTGATGAGGACCTGCCCTCCGTCGCCAGTTCAGGAGACCCCGTTCTCGGCGTAATAAATCTGGCCCGACTACGCAAAGTATCTCTGCGCGAGCAGTACAATGCTAGCACCCTGGAGCAGGATTGGAATCTCGTCAACTATGTGGCTAACAGACTGCGCGAGTACAAGAAGCAATTCAATCTCTACGATTTCACGGACATGCTTGAAGTGTTCGCGGCCCAGGGGTCGCAGTACTGCCCGCGTTTTAAACTCACTTTTCTGGATGAGGCCCAGGATCTGTCGCCCTTACAGTGGGACATTGCCCACCTGCTGGATAGCAAATCTGAAAAGATGTACTGTGCTGGAGACGACGATCAGGCCATCTACCGGTGGGCGGGCGCGGATGTGGACCATTTTATCAACCTGGATGGCGGCTCAGAGACCCTCTCCACCTCCTACCGCATCCCGCAGTCCGTGCATGTCGTAGCAGAGAGTGTTGCCAATCGAATACACCGCCGTTTTCCCAAGAGATATGACCCTAAAAGAGAGCGCGGCAGAGTTACGCGCATTAACACGGTGTCTGCGTTGGACATGTCCCAGGACTCGTGGCTCGTCTTGAGCCAGGCGGGGTACCAGCTACAGCCAATAGCGCAGGACCTCAAAGCCGGTGGGTACCTGTTCAACTATCGCGGCCATCGGTCCATAAGCGAGAAAATAAGCCACGCGGTCAACGGCTGGGAACAACTGCGGAAAGGGCGTCAGGTGACGGGAGACACAGCCCGCAAGATATATAGCTTCATGTCCGTCCCCAACCGCATCAAGCGCGGCTTCAAAAAACTCCCTGGAGTAGAGGACGACGCTCTGTTTACGCTAGTAGAACTGCAAGAGCATCAGGGGCTGGTGGCAACAACAGAGATGATCTGGCACGAGGCCCTTGATAAGATACCCGAAACAGATCGAGCCTATATAATTGCCTTATTGCGGCGCGGTGAGAGGTTCAACTCCGAGCCCCGCATTACGGTCTCCACGATCCACGGTTCAAAAGGCGGAGAAGCTGATAATGTTATACTTTTTACTGATTTATCGCCTGCGGCTGACGCGCAGATGAGATTGAATCCCGACGATATCCACCGTGTCTTTTACGTGGGAGTGACGAGGACACGCAGTAACCTGTATATTGTCGAACCGGACGATTTAGCGAGGAGTTACGACCTATGAAACCGTACTTTTACAAATGTGAACTGGAGCGCGTGATTGACGGCGACACCATCGACGTTACCATAAACCTAGGTTTTGATATCCAACTGAAAAAACAACGACTGCGCCTGCATGGCATAGATACCCCAGAGAGCAGGACGCGGAACTTGGCGGAGAAAGCGTTGGGCTTGGCAGCTAAAGCGCGGCTCATAGAGATCTGCGGCGAGAAGATTAACATTCAGAGCCTGGGCCGGGGCAAATACGGCAGGATTCTCGCAATTCCGTACACGCCGGATGACAAAAACATCTGCGATATTATGATCGAAGAAGGACACGCCTGCGAGTACTACGGGGGAAAGAAAACGAAAGTTTGGGCATGAAGACAAAAGATATCTCCTGGGATCTGGTAAACGATTTACGCCAAGCGCATTACAGTTGGGATGAGATAGCCGAGATGATTAAAACCAACTCGATGGTTCATTTTAATATGTCAGGCAAGGCTTTGCGCTCGATGTGCATCAATCGGCGCGGAAGATTAAAGACTCCACCCAGAGATTGGGGCGGCACCAGAAAAAACCCGTCACACAGTAAAAACTGGCGGTCATACAAAAATCCCCACGATTGGTGTGGTTGAGACAATAAATAAAGGAAGGTATGCTATGTTGAGAGCCGAGGGTTTGGACGCCGCAATAATAGGAATCTGCCGCAGATACGGTCAGGAAGATGTCATTCTCTATGATGAGGCCAAAGTCATAGAGATTCTCCAGAAAATGGACATGGACTACGAAGAGGCCGTCGAGTTCTATGAGTTTAATATAATTGGAACCTGGGCCGGGGAAGGCACCCCCGCTTTCTGTTTCAGGCTAACAGATGTAGAATTGGACCGAATAACCGGGTCTATCGAAAAGTGGGTTAACCAAGATAAAAAAGACCTGCACTAGGTATGAACAATGAGCAAAAAAGCTGCGAGAGAGGCTGTGTTAGCTTGCTATCGTGCGACACCTCATGCTCGCCTTGCCGACATTGCCCAGAAAACCAACACCTCCCCCGAGTATGTAAGAGATATGATTCAGATGGAAAAAGCTAAGACCTTTTTCGGGCGGCGAGCCAAGGAACTCCTACAGACCTCATCGGACGGCTCCACCGCCTCTTATTATGAGTTGCCCCCAGGGGCAACGGAGTTACAGGACTTAATTACCCACAAGAATATGAACGCCCAGCTTGGTGAGATCTTCCGCTCGGCCTATCGCTACGGGGAGTCGTCCCACTCCTCTCGAATGAGAGACGCCAAGAAAATTAAATTTTATATCGAAGCCGAAATACGTCGCCTGGAGAATAATTTATGAGTCTACAGTTGACGATTTTCACGCCGAAAAGCGAGTGGGTCCCTCCTCTGGAACTGCCCGACATAACGAGCGCAAGCCGGATAGCTATAGACGTAGAAACCCGCGACCCCAACCTCAAGACAAACGGCCCCGGCTGGCCCACCGGAGACGGGGAGGTGGTGGGCTACGCGGTAGCCGTGGACGGCTGGTCCGGCTACCTGCCCATCAAGCATTTCGGCGGCGGTAATCTTGACGAGCGCATAGCCAGGAAGTGGCTTAAAAAAGTGCTGGAGTGCCCCGCAGAAAAGATCATGCACAACGCCCAATACGACCTTGGCTGGCTCAAACAGGCTGGATTCCAGGTTAACGGCAAGATAATTGACACGATGTTGATAGCCAGTCTGCTGGACGAGAACCGTTTCAGCTACAGCCTCAACGCCCTTTCCTACGACTATCTGGGAAAAGTGAAATCCGAAAAGGGCCTTATAGCCGCCGCAAGAGAGTTTGGTCTGGACCCCAAATCTGAGATGTGGAAAATGCCCGCGATGTATGTCGGCCCTTATGCCGAGGTCGATGCAGAACTCACCCTGGAGTTGTGGAATTATTTCAGCGTCACCCTGGGCAAGGAGGACCTCTGGCCCATAGCTAATCTGGAACTGGAATTGCTGCCGTGCCTTGTCGATATGACCATGCGCGGGGTCCGTGTTGATATGGACCGGCTGGAAGTCACCCGAGACCAGATCCTGAAAAGAGAGAAAGCCGTCCTGAAGAAGATCAAAGCCCTGGCCGGAAGAGACGTCGAGATATGGGCGGCTCGCTCCCTATCCAAAGCGTTTGATCAAGCTGGTGTCAGTTATCCAAAAACCGAGAAGAACGCCCCCTCTTTCACCAAGAGCTTTCTGCAAGAGAGTGACCACCCCCTGCCCAAGCTCGTTCTCGAAGCGCGAAATCTGAATAAGACCTCGGGGACCTTTATCAATACGATCATGAAACACACCCACAAAGATGGCAGGATTCACAGTCACATAAACCAGATCCGCTCAGACGACGGAGGTACTGTCTCGGGGCGCATCTCGATGAACAATCCCAACCTGCAACAAATCCCGGCCCGCGACCCAGAGCTTGGTCCGATGATCCGGTCACTCTTTCTACCAGAAGAGGGCGAGCAGTGGGCGGCAATTGACTTCTCGCAACAGGAACCACGGATTCTGGTCCATTACGCTCATGTTTTCGGCAGATCCCGAGGCATAGAGATGGACGGCGTCGGGGAGTTCGTTAAAGGCTACAACGAAGATCCCGATATGGATTTCCATACGATGGTGGCCGAGATGGCTAACATCAACCGGAAACAGGCCAAGACTATTAATCTGGGAATGATGTACGGAATGGGCGTCAACAAGCTCTCGGACCAGTTGGATATCGAAGTGACCGAGGCCAAGGATCTCATCAAACAGTACCACTCTAGGGTTCCTTTCGTGAAGGGTCTGATGCAGGGCGTTCAGAGCAGGCTCAACGATAAAGGCAGCGCGGGATCTATTCGTAGCATTCTGGGCCGCAAGTGCCGATTCGACCTATGGGAACCGGATACTTTTGCGATGAACAAGGCACTCCCATACCGGGACGCGGTCAAGGAACACGGCGAGACGACCCGGTTGAAGAGAGCCTACACCTACAAAGCATTAAACCGGCTAATCCAGGCGTCTGCCGCAGACATGACCAAGCAGGCTATGGTCAATATCTACAAATCAGGCAAGACGCCCCTGATCCAAATACATGATGAGATAGCGCTCTCGGTCACGGACAGGGCTGAAGCCGAAGAGGTCGCCCAGATCATGGAAACCGCTGTACCCCTGGAGGTTCCCAACAAATGCGATGTTGAGATAGGGCCTAGCTGGGGCGAAGCCTTGTAGTTGACACTTGAAATTAAATGTGATTGCTGTTTTAATCAGCTATGATTTTCCCCTTGTTCATGCATACTTAACCCCACCAAAATTCGGTGGGGTTTTTTTACTAAAGGAGCAGAAGATGGCGATAGATTCAAACAACAAACAAGAAGTTGATAGCGCTTTGAGCGAGGCCCTTTCCGCCTTAGCCAGCGTCAGCACGGTGGATGACAGAATTGTTGCTTTCTGTCGTGGCAAACGGTCCAAGCTACGCTTTTTCTACAAGGCGGGTCGGACCACAACAATTCTCCTGGCTGTAATTCCTTTTCTTGTCGGCGGGCTGCTTGGTTTCCTAATCGGGTCTGTGTAGTTGTCTCCAGATGACCATGTCATATGGATATCAATCTATTACTCACCCTCATAGGTATGGGGTCCAGCGTGGTTGCGGCAGCGGCCATCGCCCGATATCAAATACGGCAGTTGGAGGAGCAGCTACGAGAGCTACGAAAGCTCATGTCGGCAAACGAGTTAAGGCTGGATAAAAACGACCTGTTGACCACAGTAGGCGAACAGCGACTCAACGTCATCGCCCAGATGAACAGCCCGGAGAACAAGGAGCGCCAAGCCAGAGAACTGGAAGGCTTGCGTCGTGATTTAGACCATCTGACGCAGACAGTAAAAGAAAACCCCCGCTCGTAAGCGGGGGCATGTTGGATTAGGTGATAGAGTACCATGCGCCGTTGGCGACAACGATCTGCTCCTTTCGCAAGCGCCGTAACGCGCTTTTTATGTAAGTGTCAGGTGTCCGCATACTCTTGCGGATTTGACCCAGCGTGAGAGGCGCTTGTTTACTTCTCAGTAGATTCACAATGTTAACGCGGGCTTCTAGTTTTAGCTGTTTACGCTCTTTTGCAGCATCGCGCTTTTGTTTGCGTTCCAACTTACGGGCTGTTTTTTTCGCCGTAATTTTTTCATTGGCGGCGCTGCGTTTCATCATTCGTTTGATCCAATCATCTTTTGGGCGTGGCTCAACATATACTTCCGTTGAGCGCGGGCGCTTCAAGAAATCAGGTATTTCTAGATCGTCTTGGCAATCATCGTTCTGCATAACATTTTCCTTCTCTATTGTGATGCTGTTGGGTCCTGTTTTGCTATTCGAGGATTCACAACTTCGGCTCGTAGCCCTCGGTAGATCGCTTGAAACCCATGCCCATGAGGTTTGCGGTATTTGTCTTTCAGCCACCGCGTATGAGGCCCGCAATAGTACTGAACAAAGTGGGCCACCTCATGCGCCACAATCAGCAGCACACCGTCCTCTGGCGTGGGGGATAATCCACACGCCTCAGAACCACCGATAATCTTGTCTTTATCGAAGGCGCGGTACTCATCGAAAGACGTTAGATTCCTTCGCAGAGGGTAAACATCAATCGAAATCCCTTCATACCAGCCGTATGACGTTTGCCCTTTAAACTTCACGCTAACGTGGCATTGACTCTGAAGTTCGGCGAGCGTTACCTCGCCATACCGGGATCGTAACTCATACTTCTTTTTTGCCTTCTCTCGTAGACAGAGCTTAGTGTACCGGACCACCAGATTTTTTTCGGCGGTCGTGACGTTTTTTGATTTTGAGTAACGAATCATGATTTTCTCCCGTAGGGGTTTATACAATTGAAAGCGCCGTCGCTTTGGAAGCGACTGCGTCTTGATATTCACGATGTCAAAGAGCGGTAGTGCGAATCGTATCCCATATTATACCCTCTTTATGGGAGTTTGTCAACCCCCTTCAAAATTGGGAGGAAACCTAGGGTTTTCGACTCGAAACGATTTCTTAACAAAGGTTAATAAAGGTTTCGACTCGAAACGACTTTTTAATATACCTAGTACTCGATTCTACCATACGGCCTTTTGGGTTTTCGAACCGGCTGTAACCCGCAGAACACCTAGCGTTCCTTTCAAAACGACTCAAAAAACCCCAGGGTTTCTGCCGATTCGCGGTTTTTATTTTTCGGAAAATCTGAATCCCAGAAAAGCCCGGTTTTCGCGGAAAAAGATCAAGCAAGATCAAGCACTTAGCCGCCTAAAGAAAAAGCTTTTTGCGTTTTCTAAGAAAGTCCGATAGTCTCCCAGATCATCTTGTTAGAAGAAGAGGACAGCAAAGATGGCCGATACAGAAAAATGGAAAAGCGTTCTTGTTCCTATCGACGTTTATCACGAGATAAAGAATTTATCGAAAAATGAGGGCAGGACAATAACAGGACAATTGCGGTTGATGTTCGAGCAATGGAAACAAATGAAACCCAAAACAAAAAAGCGCTTGTAATGTCCCAGACAATCCCTTAGACTGCGCGGACGCTCCGTAGGCGTTTAAATTTGTAATTTACAAATTGCAAATCACCCCAGGCCCCCCACCGTGGCCTGGGGTTTTTTGTGTTGACTTTTATGGGAGTATATCAGATGATGGGAACCTACTTTTTTTGAAGAAAGGGATTCAAAATGAAAGAGGCAATTGCTATTTACCAAATGAAAAAGGCAATAGAAGAAAATATTATTTTTGACGAATATCTGGACTTGCTTGACCTTACCTCTGATGGCGGGGGAAGCCTCGAACGAGCTTTAGGGCGGAGCACTTCTTGGAAACTGATCGCTAAGTCGGCTTCAGAAAAAATAGGGCGAGAAGTGACCCCAGGGCACTGCGAACTCGTTGTTGTTTGTTATGGAGAATACTAATGAAAGATTTCTGGCTGGGCTTCGTCATCGGTGGCCCTATATTTGTCGTCTCGATGTTTGCTCTCGCCCTCCTCCTCACCCTAATTTGAAAGTTATATTATGATGACCAAGCTACAGAAGCTGTTCGGTGGACAAGCCGCCCTGGCTAAATGTCTTGACACTGAGGCCAGTCTCGTCAGCCAATGGAAGCAACGGAAACGCATCCCTCAGTCCTGGTGGAAGCCAATCGTTCTAGCAGCCGAAAAAAAAGGGCTTCGAGATGAGGAAGGCAACAAGATCACGATAGAAAGAGTCAAAGAAGCTGATCTAGAGATGCGCGACGGGTGATTCCCTTCCCCGTAAGCGCGGGGTCGGATGGGGGCGGTTGCTGCATCGCCCCTGTCCGGCCTTCCCGTTAGAAAAGGAACAGAAATGAAATACGCAACAATCCTGGCAGACCCACCGTGGCCCTTCAAAACCTACGTCGGTGACAAGGTCCCCGCTAGATCTAAAAAACAACCATACGAAACAATGGCCTTCAAAGACATAGCCAACCTGCCCATCCAAGACATAGCGGCTGACGACTGTGCGCTCTTCTGTTGGGTTACATGGCCCACCATGCACGATGCGCTGCACACGGTCCAAAAATGGGGCTT